CCGCTTCGCCAAATCCATTGCACCAGGCCAAGGACCACGAAAGCGAACAGGATGATCACCAACCGCGATATCGTGGAAGCCTACGTTGATGCCACTGGGCAAAGACGTGCACGCGATATCGGCAATTCGCTGTTTGCAAACATCTTCAACCCAACGATTTGGCGTGACGACGAGCTCGATGACCGGCCGGACGTTACGATACCGCGCAACCCGACGAAGATATTCCAGAACCAGTGCATGCGCTGCCAACAACCGATAGCCCGCCGCAAAACCTACTGCCCCTCGTGTTATTCAGAGCGTCTCGATGAAAATCGGAGCCGGAAATGACCATCAATCCCAACTCAATCGTGCCATTAGCCGCTGGTATTCTCATTCTCTGGGCCATTGGAACCATGGTCGACAGTTTCATTCCTGGCCTGACTATCTCTGGTAACGCCAACGAACTGGCCATAATCTCAGGCGCATGTTCTCTTTGGATGATCGCAAACGGTAAGAAGTGATGGTTGGTATGGGTAACAGTATTCTTGAAAAATTGAATCTTGCTCGCAGTGATCATGGTATGGAAGAAACGGCGCGCCGCGACCGTTTGGAACAGATGATTTTCGATAAGAAACCTTGGCATGAAATCCTAGAAACGGCTGACTTTGGTCAGGTTGGGATCGGATTTTCTGCACAGCTTATGCGGCTGGCTATCATCGAACTGAGCCGAAAGGTTGAGGGCAAGTGATGTATTGGGTGAAGCTGACAGATGAGGATTCTAAACCGGTTTGGGTCAACCTGTCCCGCATTAAAGCAATGTGGCGGCAGTCGAATGATCTAACGAAACTTGAATATGACGATGTTTCATGGTCACTCGCCAAAGAAACACCAGAAGAGATCTTAGAACTTGCGCGAATGAATCCGATCTATGGGGCAGTGCAAGTCTATCAAGATCCGTCAACAGTTAATGACAGCGCCCGACAGATGATGGGAAAGTTTGCAGTTGGATATCAGGAACGCCGAGATCCTGATGAACCCTACTATCAAGACCGCGAGCTGAATAAGTCACTCCCCAAAGGATGGGACAAGTAAATGCCTAAGCTAACCCAAAAGCAGGAGAACTTTGTTCAAGCTTACTTCCGCACGGGCAACCAGTATCAGGCATACTGCGAAGCCTATGATGCTGAAGGCATGGGCCGCGCCACTATTGACGTAAAAGCCTGCAATCTCCTTAAGCAGGATAAGATCAGGGTAAGACTTGAACAGCTTCAGGAACGCACAGCGAGAAAGTGTGAGCGCACTGTCGAAAGCATCGATGAAATGCTTCAAGAAGCCTTTGAAGCAGCAAAAGGTGATGACGATCGTTGGCCAATCCCATCGGCGATGACTAATGCTGCGCTTGGCTTGGCAAAATTGCACGGCTTGATCGTTGAGAAACGAGAAGATGTTACGAAGCGACCATCTCGAACAGTTGACGCCAGAATTGATCAGCTTCTTGACGCCGCAAGAGCGCGAGGAACTGGTGAATCTCGTGGAAGAGAGGCAAGAGAGCCTGAACCGCGAGAAGCTGTTCCAACTGTATCCGAATACGGGACCGCTTAGACGAGAGCTTTACCCGAAACACTGTGAACTCTTCGCGGCAGGCATAGAGCACCGTGAACGCTGCATGATGGCAGCAAACCGTATCGGTAAAACATGGGGAGTTGGCGGATACGAAACGGCCCTGCATCTCACCGGCAGGTATCCTGACTGGTGGGAAGGCAGACGGTTTGATCGTCCGGTTGATGGCTGGGCCGCGGGAGATACATCGGAAACGACCCGTGATATCGTTCAGTTGGCGCTGACGGGCGTTGGAGGCGAAGCAGGAGAGAGTTCATTGGGAACCGGACTTATTCCTGCTGAGGATATCGTTGGCGAACCGACTCACCGCCGGGGAATCGCCGGCGCATATGATACCATCGTCGTCAAACATCAATCGGGCGGTCATTCCAAACTGGGCTTCAAGTCCTATGATCAGGGCAGAAAGAAGTTTCAGGGCACGTCCAAAGACGTGGTATGGCTGGACGAAGAGCCGCCGATGGATGTCTACAGTGAATGCCTGCTTCGGACCATGACTACGAATGGACTGGTATTGTGCACGTTTACGCCGTTGTCTGGGATGACTGAAGTAGCGCTTCAGTTCTTGCAAGGTGAGTGATGCGGTGGTTAGAGAATAATGTGTCTATCGAGAAACTGGAGCAGCGTGTGGAAGAGCTGCAAGCGGGCATTTGGCTGGTGGAGTTTACTGCAACAACAGGGACAACAGATTACCGTTATTGCATTGATCCACGAGTAGTCATTAGCGTTATGGAAGATACACGTGACGGTGGTCGTCAACAGGTACATGTGAATTATAAGGGCGGGATGGTAACGTTAGTCGGATCTCTTGATGATGTTGTGCAGAAGCTCCGCGGGCAAGAATGAGCCGTTACACTGTCGTTGCCACCTGGGATGACGTACCGCATCTAACCCAAGAACAGAAAGACGAACTGTGGTCGAGTGTACCACCGCATGAACGAGATGCCCGCGCCAAAGGCATCCCGACCATGGGCTCTGGCCTTATCTATCCCGTACGCGAAGAGGACATTACGTGTGAACCAAGGGACATACCTCGCCATTGGCCTCGCATTATTGGCCTTGATTTTGGTTGGGATCACCCTACAGCGGCTGTCCTCTTGGCTTGGGATCGAGACTATGACCGCATTTATGTAGTCAACTCCTACAGACGTAAGGAAGCAACACCAATCCAGCATGCAGCCACCTTGAGAGCATGGGGCGGCACATGGATACCGATCGCCTGGCCTGCTGATGGATATCAGCACTCCAAGGGTGACGGGCAACAGCTCAAGGACATCTACGCCGAACAAGGCCTGTTCATGCTGGACAAGCATGCGACGCATCCCAGTGACGAGAAGTCAACGGGCGTCGAAGCCGGACTGATGGGCATCATGGAATATATGGAGACCGACAGATTCAAGGTCTTCAACGACCAGACGGAATGGCTGGAAGAACGCCGCATGTATCACCGTGACGAAGGCAAGATCGTGAAGCTCCGAGACGATCTCATGGATGCCACGCGCTACGGCTGCATGATGCTGCGGTTTGCCGCGACGCCGCCAGCGTCCAGCAAGAAACGGGACAAGCACAGGTTTGCACCGCTGATATGAAAACCCAACCGATGGACGACAAAGAACTTCTTGCTATCCTGCACGAAGAACAAGCCGACGCGTCCTCATACTATCAATCCGAGCTGGCCCAGATCCAGACCGATGCCATGGAGGCATACTTCGCCGAGGAGTATGGCGACGAGGTCGAGGGCCGGTCGCGTGTGGTTTCGCACGATACTGAAGATGTCATCAACTCCATCATGCCGGATCTCATGGAGTTGTTTCTCGCCGATGACATTCTGACGGTCGAGGACAGCGAGCAAGGCTCTGTCGACTACGAGGAAGATGTCAAGGAACTGCTGAACCGCATCGTGTTCATGCAGAATCCCGGTGAGGACATCATTCACGACTTCATCTTCGATGGTGTGTTGCAGCGCCATGGCGTGGTCCGCGTTGCCTGGGAAGATCCACAGCCTGATACGGCCGAGGTTGTAGACGACATCAAGCCGGAACAGCTCAACAGTTTCACCGATGATCCCGAGGCCAATATCCTTGAGGCCGAAGAGACGATAGACGAGGTCACGGCCGACAGCACGTGGTCGCTGAAAGTCCAGCGCACACCGATGTCCGGCAAGCCGGTGCTCGAAAGCATTGCACCGGAAGAGTTCTTCATTACGACGCGGTCACCAAGCATTGAGGAGAGCGGCTATCACGGGTTCAAGCAGGACGTTTTCATAGCCGAGCTCAAGAAAGAATTCCCTGACGCCGAGTGGGATCTGCATCCGGACGGGTTCACGTCGACCCACGACAGCATGGACGATATTTCTGGTGATCCGCGCCACTACACACGGTTCGAGGAAGAGAACTACGACTTTGGGTCTGACAGCTCGCAGTACCGCAGCCGGCAGAAGGTGACGCTATTCACCGAGTGGCTGAAGA